TCGGTGGTAAGTACGTAGACTTCCCGCTGCATGTTCGTCGTAACAATGGTATTGGTGCTCGTAATGAGCTTGAGCAGCTTCCGACCGCTGGTAACCAGGGTTACGAGGAAGCTCGTATGAAGCTTGCATATCTGTACGGTTCGATTCGTCTTACCGGTCAGGCTCTTAAGCTTGCTGATTCCGAGTTCCAGAGTTTCGCTTCTGTTCTTAATGAGGAAGTTAACGGTCTCGTCCGTGATCTCGCTAAGGACTACAACCGTCAGATTTTCGGTACTTCTGTCGGTGCGCTTCTTACGTCTTCGGCTACCTACGCTGCCAACACGATTACCACGACCAACACTCAGTACATGGAAGTTGGTCAGCTGGTTGATGTTTGGGATTCCACCGGTACTACGCAGAAGGCTACTGCCCGAAACGTTACCGCTGTTGTAAAGAACACTTCTGTCACTGTTGATGGTGCCGCTATCGCGACAGGAGCGGCCGGTGACATCGTTGTTCGTACCGGTAACCTGAACCGGGAGATTATCGGTCTCTCTCAGATCGTTAGTGACACCGGTACTCTTCACAACGTGAACCCTGCTACAGTTCCGCTGTGGAAGAGTGTTATGAACAACAACGGCGGTACTACTCGTCCGCTGTCTGAGTCGCTAATGATTAACATGGTCGATGATATCTACACCAATGGTGGAGACACGACCGTTATTCTTACGAACCTCGGCGTTCGTCGTTCTTACTACAACCTGCTTGTGCAGCAGCGCCGTTACGAGAACACGAAGGAGTTCGCTGGTGGTTTCAGCGGACTGGCTTTCACTACCGACAACGGTGACATTCCGATTGTTACCGATATTGACTGCCAGCCGAACCGAATGTACTTCCTGAACGAGAAGTCCATTAAGATCTACCGTGAGAGCGACTGGTCTTTCATGGACATGGACGGTTCTCGTTGGCAGCGTGTCATCGGTTTCGATGCTTACGACGCCACCCAGTACAAGTACATGAACATGGGTACGCACCGACGTAACACTCACGGTCTGCTTTCGGATCTTATCGAGAGCTAATCCGTTTCATTGCTGAAAGGGCTATAAGAGACTAACATCTCTTATAGCCCTTTCGCATTAGGAGACACAATGGCTAAGGCAACTATTAATGACCTCTGGTATGCGTATCTTCTTGGATCGCTTCCACCTTCTCAGGGCGGAAGTGCTACCGGAACTGTAGTCCTTACTCCTCAGCAGGCTAACAAGTGGGGGACGAAGCAGAATGCAAATACATCTAGCGCTCCAGTTCAGTTTGCAGTTCTCGCAAATGTTACCGTTGCTGATGGTGCTGGTCTATACGTTGTGAAAATGACGTACGGATATGGTGCGACAGCGGAAGCCACGACGTCTGACAATTTCCAGCTGGTTGTTAATTCGACTGGCGTTATTAGTCCTCCGGCCCCTGTCGCGACGAACAACACGATGTTTCCTCGTCAGGACTTCACCGTGAACCTTAACAACGGTGATGTTGTGAAGGTTATTACCAACATCGCTGCTAGTGCTTCTTCTGTTTACAAGACCATGCTCACGGTGGAGCGTATCGCGTGAAGCTTCTCAATGATGGCTCGGTATATTTCCCTACCGAGACAGGGCAGTGGGTTTCACGTAATCAGCAGCGCATAGCGGAAATCATCAGTGATTATGATCCAAACCTCCGACTTCAGTGGATTCCAACCAATGAACGAGGACCACAGGATTACGCTTTTCGAGTTGTTGATTTCACTCCAGGCAGGCCGCCATATGCAGTCTGTTTTGGACACGAAGCTGACGAACGACTTCTCGCACAGATCTTTGCAGCAGATAACGCTAAGAATGGCGGGACACTTAATGTCCTAGACCGGATGAATGCTGCTGCTGAACTTGTGCAGGCTAAGAAGAATCAGGAACAGATCGAAGAGGCCAACGAGATGGCTCACTCTATTCTTCGATCTCAGAAGATTCATTACAAGCACGGCGGTATTGACTTTGGTAAGTGGGGAGGGGGTTTGATCGACCGATGAACGTTGGCGATGTGATGACTCGTGTTCGCAGAACGTTCGGTGATGAATCCAGCGTTCAGATCACCGATCAGGATATTATCCGTTGGATCAATGATGCTCAGGAACACATCGTCCTTAATAATGAAGGACTGATGGAGACAAAGGCTTCGGCGGACATCGTTGCTAATCAGTCTGATTATAACGTGCCAGCCGATTTTAATATCCTTCGCTCACTGGCATATAAAGGTATTCGTCTCAAGTCGTACTCGTTCAATGAGTTCAACGAGTACATCACGGGATTTCAGTCTGCGCCGGATCTTCAACAGTACGGGCCCGGAATCCCGATTTGTTACATGGTGTGGAACCAAGTTATTACCATTTTCCCGACTCCGGCTCAGAGTGTGGGAAATGGACTCACTATCTTCTACATCAAACATCCAGCCCCTGTCGCGACAACTGCTGACAGTCTGAGTCTTCCACTTCAGTATCACAACGTGATTGTTGATTACTGTCTTCAGCAGGCTTACGAGCTTGATGAGGATGATGGTAAGGCAAGTCGCAAAGAGCAGCAGTTTACGAATAAGGTTCAGCAGTTGAATGACAGAAACAAGTGGACTGCTCAGGAATACTACCCGAGCGTTACGATCCTTCCTGACGATGCTAGTTACGGATACTACGGGTACTAAATGACTAAGCCGAAGCCAGCCCCGATCAATAAGTCTTCAGAACTTAAGATTGGCCCATTCGCCGGAGGTATCAACACCTGGTCTGATGCTTCAGCGATTGCAGACACCGAACTTGTTGACTGTGTGAACTTTGACATTGACCTTGATGGTTCGTTGAAGTCACGTCCCCCTGTCGCGAGTCTCTACAACCCGATCAACAACTCTTACACTTCAGGAACGTTCCTCGAAGCCAGTACTCAGGTTCTTGGAACGTTTGTCGGTAACTCTGGTGACCGAATCGTTCTATTTCAGTACGTCGAACGTATCCAGTCTCCGGATTCAGACAAGTTGTTCTTGGTTATCTACTTCATCGATGGTCCCAATGCTGGTACCGCTCGAACCATGACGACGATTACTGGTTCATCTAACCCGTTTACCAGTATGACCAGATACAAGAACACGCTGTATCTGACGCGTAGTCTTGGTGGGGGAGCGAAGATTGATATCGGAGCTCTCGCATACACGGATCTTCCAAGCATGCCTTGGGGATCTAAGGGTCTGATTTACAAGGAACGTCTGTTTCTTGTTGGAGATCAGGGGTACAACTACTCCCGCATGGTCTTCTCGGATGTAGGTAATCCAGAAAACTTTCCCGCGGCTAACTTTTTCGATATCCGTCCTGGTGATGGTGAAACTCTTAATGATTTCATTCTTTACCAGGATAACCTTATTCTTTTCAAGAACAGTTCGATATGGGTTTTCTCGTATGATACTCAGCCGCAGCAGGCAGTTCTTCAGCAGTTGCACAACAATCTTGGCGTAGAGAACCGTTGGTCTCTCTGCCTGTACGAGAACGTTATCTACTTTCTGAAGTACAACCAGGTCTATCAGATTTCCAACTTCCAGTTCACCCGTATTAGCACGAAGATTATCTTCGAAGACGATAGGACTCTTCCTAACGGAACGGGAACTAACTGGGCTGATACTCAGTGGAAATACCCCAACTGGATGTCTCTGGTAGGGGATAGACTTATCGTTCGGTTCTATAACCGACTTTATTCTTACTGTCTGCGTACACGAGCATGGGCTCGATGGGACAGTCAGGATAACAACATCAAATACATGGGTCAGATCGTAAAGGTTAATACCGCTGGAGTTCTCTCGCGACAGGGGTATGACTCTTATGTGATGGGAAGTTCTCTGACGAAACCTCCCTACCCAGGTATCTACAACTACTGTATCCCGACCACGATGATTCTACGTGACTTCTACCTTCCCACCGGAACAGAAGGAGTTACGTATCTCACGGGCCCTGCTCAGGTTTTCGATATCCTCTTGAAGATTAAGACTAAGATCTATGACATTGGTCTTAGTCATCGATTCAAGAGGCTCATGCACTGGGGATGTGACATCGTTACAGGGCAGAACGTAACGGGAACACTCAACCCTTATTCATTGGCGTATCGAGTCACCTGGGCGCAGCTTCTCACGGTTGCATGGAATCAGACGCAGACTTGGGGCTATCCTCTTTTCCAACAGCCGAGCACGGTACAGACGGCTGTCGCGGATGTCGGTGTCTATCGTCGATACATCAGATTTCCCAAATCACTTAGGTTCCGACTTCTTCAGTTTGAGGTATCACTGAGGACTGTTGGAAACACTAAGGACGGTCCTGCCCGACTCTACTCTCTTA